ACCTTAAACCATACCCGGTCAGCGGAGAGAGATTTGCAAAACTGGACTCGCAAACCAAGGCGCAATATAGCCAATATGTGAGGGAGTGGCGGCAGCGAAATCCCGGCGTTGCCAATTTAACGGATGAGCATACATCACAAGCGTTGCGCGAGGCTGGCGTACCCCCTGACCCACCGAGAATAAGCCAAATCAAGGGCAAGGGTAATGATCCTCCCGTAGAACGATACCTGCCATTTGTCCAAGATTTTATAAAATCGGGAGAGTGGAGCAGGGTTGGGGAGTTATCCAATGCCGGGTTGACGGAGGTGGATAAGTTAGTTCGCTATAGCAGCGGAATATTCGATCTCAAAGCCTTTAAGGCCAAGTTGGTACAGCGTTATGGAAATTACCTCACCGATGCCGAGGTGCAGGAAGTTTACAAGATGGTTGAGAATGCAGGCGCCATCAGACCTTCGGATTTTGCAAGTGGCGGAGAGGTCTCTTCTGGTCGTAAGATGACAGGATCCGTTGAGCGCGTTCACAATGACAATCGTAAATACATATAGGACGACGACATGCCAGTAGATAAGGTTGTAAACCTAGCGCCAGAAACAAACGTCATTTCGATGCTGGATGACGAGTTGCAAGACATTGAAATTATTCTCGAGGATGACGGCAGCGCCATTATTGAGATAGGTGAGGACGACGAGATTGATTTCTACAGCAACCTTGCTGAAGTGATTGACGAGGATGAGCTGGGTCTTATTGCACTGGACCTTTCGGCATTGTTTGAGGCTGACAAGTCTTCCAGAGCCGACTGGGAGAGTATGTACTCCAAGGGTATGGATTTGTTAGGCCTGAAGATGGAAGAGCGCACACGGCCCTTCAGAGGCGCTGCAGGGACTGTCCACCCAATGCTGACAGAGGCCATAGTTCAGTTTCAGGCGCAGGCGTTCAAAGAACTGATGCCCGCTGGCGGACCGGTTCGCACACAGACTTTGGGAAAAGAGACCTTGGACAAGGTTCAGCAGGCATCACGCGTGCAGGACTTTATGAATTACCAGATAACCACGGTGATGAAAGAATACACGCCCGAGTTTGATCAACTGTTGTTTTACACTGGCTACGGCGGCTCTACGTTCAAAAAAGTGTACTACGACGAGCTGCTGGGCAGAATGGTTAGCCGGCTGGTCCTGCCTGACGACCTGTACATCCCCTATAATGGGTCCAGCGTTATCTCCCAGTGCCCCCGCATTACTCACCGCATTTCTATGGACGCAAACGAGTTTAGAAAGCGCGTTGTGGCCGGCCAATACCTTGACATAAGCGTTGAGCCGTCTGCCACCCAGCCGGGTGGGGACCAAATACGCTACTCCATTGACAAAATCACCGGGATTGCTGCGACAGGACGGCCCGAAGAGATATTCTTGCTCGAGTTTCAAGTGGATTTGGACATCGCGGGCTTTGAAGATGAGGATTGTGAGGGTGAAGTGACGGGTATTAAGCGACCCTATGTCGTAACACTCGATAACACCTGCGGAAAAGTGGTGAGTGTGCGACGTAACTGGCTGGAAGAAGACGAATTGAAGATCCGTCGCGAGTATTTCGTGCATTATGTGCTGGTTGAGGGCCCCGGCGCCTACGGACTGGGCTACGTTCACCTCATTGGCGGCCTGTCCAAGACCGCGACAATGGCACTGCGTCAACTTCTTGACGCCGGCACGCTGGCCAATCTCCCCGCAGGCTTCAAGGCTAAGGGTGCACGCATTGCTGACAGTGATAACCCCATTCAACCGGGCGAGTGGCGGGATATTGACGCGGGTGGCGCAGAACTGAGCGCCTCCCTGCTGCCATTGCCCTACAAGGAGCCGTCACAGACGCTTTTTACCCTGTTGGGCTTCACTGTGGAGGCTGGGAAGCGACTGGCCAGCACGGCGGACATGCAGGTAGGCGATAGTAACCAGATGGCAGCAGTGGGCACCACCTTGGCGCTGCTTGAGCGTGGGTCGCTAGTCACATCGGCCATCCACAAGCGCCTTTATTACGCGCAAACGCAAGAATTCGAGATGTTAGCCGCAGGTTTTGGGCAGTACCTGCCAGACGAGTACCCGTACGACGTGCCGGGCGCATCCAGAACGATCAAAAGGTCCGATTTTTCCAAAATGGTGGCGGTTCTGCCTGTAGCGGATCCCAATGTGTTCTCCTCGGCGCAGCGCATTACGCTGGCCCAAACCCAGCTGCAATTGGCGCAAAGTGCCCCACAAATGCACAACATGTACGAGGCGTATTACCGCGTATATGCAGCCATGAACGTTCGAGACATCGATGGCATCTTGAAAGTGCAAACAAACCAGCTGCCGAAGGACCCTGCGAGCGAAAATATCGAAGTGGCTGATGGTAAAACGATTAAGGCGTTTCCCGGACAGCAGCACGACGCACACATTGCGTCACACCTCATGATGGGGCTATCTCCGCTTATTCAGGCAAATCCGCTGGGCGCGTCCGAGCTACAGAAGCACATTCTGCAGCACGTTCTTTTGAAAGCACAAGAAACGACTGCTGCTGATCTGTTCCAAGAGTACGGGGAAGATCCAGACCGTATGATTTCGGATCTACAGCGCGAGGCCATGGTCGCCATCAGGGTCAGTGAGTACATGATCGAGATGAAGTCAGTGCAAGGACAACTCTCTGGTGAGGGTGGTGCCGAAGATCCGATCGTTGCGCTAAAAGCCCAAGAGTTACAGCAGCGGGCAGCCAAAGATCAGGCTGACATACGAATCAAAGAACAGGGCGTGAAACTTGATCAGCAGAGAATTTACTCGGCTGATCAGGCCAACGCGGCACGGATACAGTCACAAAAATACGTTGCCGATCAGCGTGCCAAGATTGCACGGGAACGCATCTATGCACCCAAACAAGGAGTCTAATATGCCTTTAAAAAAGGGCTCGTCAAAAAAAACTATTTCAAGTAATATT